ACGCTGATACAGATGGCACGCAAGGGCAACCAGCTCCCGATTTAATCAGCGCTTTAAAGATGGCCGCCGCTATATTGTCAGCCGATAAAACACCTTCTGCTTATCAGGGCGGATTTGATGCTGGAATGGCAAAGAATAACCCTGGCAGTTTGCAAGGCGGTCAATAATGGAGTCTATACAGCTAGACGGCATAGCGGCACTTGAACATAGCGTACTACAAGGCGTTCAAGGCTCAGCTAAAATGACCTCGTGGAGCAATACCGCTGTGTGGTCTTATGCTCAACAAGCTTTTGTTCCTGCATCCCAGCCTACTGATGTATTAATTATTAGGGGCAGCGCGACAAAGACACTTAAGATTCAATCTATTATTATTTCAGCCGAGTCGTCATTAGCAAGTGTCCTGAGTGCCTCTATTATTAGGCGCTCAACAGCACCTGTAGGGGGAACATCAACAGCACTCATCGGCACACCGCATGATATTTTAGATGGTGTAGCAACCGCTGCAGTTAGTTTTTATACGGCAAGCCCTACAGTTGGTACGATATATGGAGCCGGTAACGGTTTATTGGGATGTCAGCAGTTAATCTGCGGTAATAGCGGCGCGGTTCCCGCAATTCCAGTCTGTTGGAATTTTGGTGGCACGATGGACGTTAAGCCGATTATCTTGCGAGGTATCAATGACTATATCTGTATCAACTTGGGCGGCACAACTTATTCAGCTATTCCATCGTTAAAACTAGATATTGAAATAGATATTGAAGAAGACAACTCGACGATTGGCGGCTAAGTAAGATGGCTAACATCAAGACGACAGCGGCAGAATGGAAGAAAGCTAAAGCCTACTTTGAAGCTGGTTTGTCGCTCAGTGATGTTGTAAAAAAGACGGGCATTAGTAAGTCAGCATTAAGCAGAAAATCTAATGCTGACGGCTGGTCAAAAGGAACACAAAAAGAACAGTTAGTGCTAGATGCAATCAGGGTTTCAGCGGCAAAAGGAACTTTAAACGGAACAGAATTAGCTGTTCACGATGAACTTGTTACTGATGCTACTAAAGCCCACATGTTTTTTGGTAATGCAGCGGCTCAGAATGTCAAAGAAGCCATGGCTATGCCCTGTGAAAACCATAATGATTTTAGAGCTAGAGCTGACACGATTAATAAAGGCCGCGAGAATGTGTTAGGCAAAGCACCGGATACATCTATACAAATCAATAACGGCGATAATAAGTCAGCTATTAAAGAGATACGCCGCTCAGTAGTCTATCCTGATTACATTGAACATGATTGAGATTGTTGATGGCGTAATGACTGTTAAGACTGCTCCGGTATTCTTGCCGCTTATCCCTCCTAAAAGATTTAAAGGGGTTAAAGGCGGTCGTGGCGGTGGTAAGTCGCATTTTTTAGCTGAGCTATTGATTGAGGAATGTTACACCCAACATATTAGGGCCTGCTGCGGTCGTGAGGTTCAAAACTCTATCAAAGATTCAGTGAAGCAGCTGCTAGAAGACAAGATACACAACTTCGGCTGGGACAGTGAGTTTAGAATCACTGATAAAGAAATCACCGGCCCGAATGATAGCCTAATTATATTTAAAGGGCTACAGAATCACACCGTCACTAGCATTAAGTCATTAGAAGGATTTAACCGGCTTTGGCTGGAAGAAGCGCAAACTATTAGTCATAAGTCACTAGACTTAGCCACACCGACCTTTAGAACAACAGGGTCAGAAGTCTGGGCCAGTTGGAACCCTGATCTTGCTACTGACCCCATCGATAGATTCTTTCTTGAAAACTTAGATGACCCTGATTTTATTATGGTCGAGGCTAACTATCAGGATAATCCGTGGTTCACTGATGAACTAAGAAAGGACATGCTTAGAGATCGTAAGCGTGACCCTGAAAAATATCAAAACACCTGGTGCGGTAAGTACAAGACCAGCAGTGAGGCTAGAGTCTTTAAGAATTGGACGGTGCAAGACTTTGAACGGCCAGTCGGCACGGTGTTTAGACTGGGCGCTGACTGGGGTTTTGCTAATGACCCCACGACTTTAGTGCGTGGCTCAATACAAGGCAATACGCTGTTTATCGACTACGAGGCTTATATGATAGGCTGTGAGATCGTGAATACACCGGACTTATTTAGACGTGTACCGGAATCAGACAAGTGGTTTATCACCGCCGATTGTGCCAGACCCGAAACGATTAGCTATATGCAGAAGCATGGCTTTCCTAAAATCAATGCAGCTAAGAAGGGTGCAGGCAGTGTGGAAGATGGCGTGGAGTTTCTAAAGTCTTTTGACATCGTTGTGCATCCCCGCTGTGAAAAGACCATCGAAGAACTCACACTCTATTCATTCAAGATCGACTCACTCACTAATAACATCCTGCCGATGTTTGAAGATAAGAACAATCACATCATCGACGCAATACGCTATATGTGCGAGGGCATTAGAAATATGAAAGAACAGCGCAAAAAAGTAACAGTGCCGCGATTTGAAACAACGGTATACGGAATGGGTTATTAATGAATAGCAACAACAGACCAAACTTAGACGAACTAGAACTTGAGCTGGCAGTACAGGAGCTTGACCCCGAACATTCTCAGCATAATGAGATGCAGCGCTTAACACAACTCAAAGCCTTTGCTCAAGGGTTAGTCGCTAAGCGTAAAGAGGCGGTAGACGGGCGCAAGTCATCAGGCATTGAAGATATCTGGCGTGAAGATGATGAATACTACGATGGTATAGACGAAGTCAATCGTGGCGAGTCTATGCTTAAGCCTGCAAGCTTAACCGGATCTCCATATTACTCGCGTAGTGATAGTGCTAGCAAATCCTCAAGGTCAACAGTCTTTGTCAATATCACTCAGCCCTATGTTGATATGGCATCAAGCCGTGTCGCGGATATGTTGCTACCTACAGATGACAAGCCTTTCTCTATTCAACCTACACCGTTGCCCGATGTTGTTAAGTCAGCGGATGATCATAGTCACATGCCTGACGGTCAAGCGACTGTAGCACAAGCTGCACAAGCGATGATGCTAGAGATGGATACTAAAGCCGCTGCCGCCGAAACCCAAATATGGGACTGGCTAGTTGAATCTAACTGGCACTCTGAAATGCGCAAGGTCATCGAGCAAGCGGCACGTATCGGTTCAGGTGTTATTAAGGGGCCCTTCCCGTCAAAGTCTATCAAGCGCAAAGTTGATCGCAATCAAGGCGAAATCAAGATGGTCATCGATGTGGAAATCAAGCCTACCTCTAAGCAAATCGACGTCTGGAATTTATATCCTGATCCTTCTTGTGGACAGTCTATACATGATGGCGATTATGTCTTTGAACAAGATACTATCTCAGCAAGGCAGCTTAGAGAAATGATCGGGGTTGATGGCTACATTGAATCAGAGATTAAAGAATTATTGCAAGCGGGGCCAAACAAAAAGAACATCGACTCTAAAGGTAAGACCTTAGACACAGATAAGTTCGACATCTGGTATTACTACGGCAATGCGGATAGTGATGATATGCAAGCCTCAGGTTGTGACTGTGAGGATGGCGACCAGATACCTGTTGTTGTCGCCATGGTCGAAGATAGAGTCATTAAAGCCAGTTTATCGGTCTTAGAGTCTGGTGAATTTCCTTACGATGTCATGGTCTGGCAGCGTAGAGTCGATCACTGGGCAGGCTTGGGGGTATCAAGACAAACACGTACGAGTCAGCGTATGGTGAATGCGGCCTCTAGAAACATGCTAGATAATGCCGGTGTCGCCGCTGGCCCACAAATGATTATCAATACCTCTGTGATCTATCCTATGGATGGGCAATGGTCGATCACTCCGATGAAGTTGTGGGGTATCAATGATGATGCTGATGTCCAGGATGTACAGAGAGCTTTTGCCGCCGTACAAATCCCCATGATGCAAGCCGAAATGGGCGCTATCATTAAGATGGGCATGGAGTTTGCAGAACGCGCAACCTCTATGCCATTACTCATGCAAGGCAATCAAGGCAGCGCGACTGAAACCGTAGGTGGTATGACCATACTCGACCGCAATGCCTCTAGTGTGCTTAGACGTATTGCTAAAATATCCGATGACGATGTCACAGAGCCGCACATCACGCGCTACTATGAATGGCTGCTACTCTATGGCAAGGATGATGCCATGAAAGGTGATATGAACATTATATCGCTAGGCTCATCAGCCTTTTACGAGCGAGATGCACAGAATCAGGCCATCATGACTTTATTGCCGATGGCGCAGAACCCAGCCTTTAATCTTGATCCTGATAAGTTGATGTCAGAAATTCTTAAGATGAATAAAATCAGCCCTGAACGGGTTAGATTTTCAGAACAAGATATTAAACAAATGAAAGAAGCAGCACAAAAGAACCCACCGCAAGACCCCGCTATGCAAATTGCCCAACTTAGAGCCAGTAGCGCTGAGAAAATAGCGCAAGGCAATGCTCAGTCATCTATGCAAGTTGAACAGCTTAAACAACAAAGCTGGCAACAAGAGACAGATGCCAAGGTTAAAGAAGCGCAAGGCGAAATGTCATTAAAACTACACTTAGCCCAACAAGACCACGATAATAAGATGGCCTTAGCACAAGTGCAGTATCAGATTGAGATCATGAAGCTATCCGAAAGTAGCAAACAGTCATTAGCCGACATAAAAGCACAGTTAGCTGCGACCTCTATGAAGTTGAACGTACAGCAATCGCTGTCTAATCAAGCCCTACAAGTCGATGCAGGCAATACCGCTAACACCCAAGCACACGAACGAGCTACGCAGTTGCTAGACCATAATCATGAGAAGTCTATGCAAGCGTCAACGCCTTTAGTGGAGCCAGCAGGGCATGCGCCTGATGGTCAAGCGTATGAGTTATGAGTAAAAAAGGCATGTTAGTCAGTGAAGCAATAGCACCTATACCTGAGCAGCCTATTATTAGTGCCGGAATGCAGCAAGAGGCAGATAATCAGAAAGTACAATCAGTGCTTAATAACGCAAAGTCTCAATACAAATTTATACCAAAAGATACCTTAGCAGTCGCTAATCGAACTAAACAATTGGGTGGCAGTTACTTAGAAGCATGGCCTAAAGGTGAAACAGGTTATGTAGGTGCGGTCAGGCCAAAAGAGTTGCCGATTGATAAGCATGGCTTAGAAGTCACTAGAGTTGACGAAGTGGGCATTAAAGATATAGCGGGTGATACGCTTCATCACGATAACTATGCTCATGAAGTAAGAACCAAGCTAGGGCAATCAATAGTTAACAACCCAGAGCAACTAAATAAGTTGAAAGCTATAGCAAGAGATTATTCATTTAGTAAAGATAGGGGGATGTCAGAGTCTGATAGCATAAGAAACGCTGTTGATTCTGCTATGCGTGGTCATGTTGTTGAGCAATGGCCTGCTGATAAAGTAGCAGCTATGATGTACACCCCAGATCAATCAAAGCTACTTGAAGGACTCAAGTCATATATGGTTACAGGTAAGAAATAGCCCCAAAAAACACACTTTCTATTTATGTTAAAATAGCACCTACTAAACCTAGTTAATTAAATGATACTCACCGAATCTGAAAAAGACAGTGCTTTATGGAACAAATTGGCGACCCATCTTCGTGAGTCACTGCAAGAATGCCATAGATCACTTGAAAAAACCTCTTTAACTGCGGATGAAACTGCTGTTATTCGTGGACGCATTAAACAGTTGCGGCTGATACTGACGATCAAGGTAGAAGCCAGTCAGCAACTGTCAGCAGCAATAGCACCAAATACTATATACCGATGACGTAACCGCCATCAATCTATAACTCAGGCTGGTATTGAAATCAGTTTGATAACTCACAAGACATCCGGTGCGCTGTGTGCTTGTAAAAGGTAAAGATAATGACTACTGACCATGATTTATTCAAATCGCAATCAAATTTTGACGAGGCCGACGTATTAGAAGCTCCGACTAGCGACGATATTTATGCGAAAAGTTTTGAATTAGCCACTGCTGATGAAACCGAAATAGAAATTGATGTTGCACCCGCTAATCTTGTTGCCGGTGTTACTGACGATGAATTAAAGGCTGTATTAGCGAGAGCTAAGCGCGTTGATGAACTAGAGGAGCGTCTCACTAAAACCCATGATACCGCCTTTGGGCGTATGGGTAACTTAGAGCAACAGTTTAGGCAGTTGCAACAAGAACGATCACAACACGTAGCAGCTCCTACCCTAACACCCGACTCTTTTAAAGCACTGAACGAATACTTTGGTGACTCAGATATAGGGACGGCTTTAGCAAATGATCTAGCACAGCTACAGTTAGGATCTAGTCAGAACATACCGTCGGGCATCGATGAGCAACGCTATAACTCAGACATCAGCCAGATTAAAAATGACTTTGAAGAAAAGTTAGTCAGTATCGTACATCCAGACTGGCGTGAGATTAAAGGCTCACAAGAGTTTAGTAACTGGTACCACTCTTTAGATACAAGATCACAAGAGGTTATCTCATCATCGTATAAAAGCGAGGATGTTACTCACGCTTTAAATGAATTTAAAATTTGGCATGGTAAATTATTAGCCTCAGTCGATAAGAAGCAAAATAGACTTGAAAATGCACTTCCACTGGCATCAGGCGGCGGTCGTCATAGCAAACAAGCTAATCCTTCTTATGAAGATGCTTTTAACCAAGGCTATCAAAACGCAAGAAAATAACCAGTAGACCGTATGAAACGGTTTGCTTAATTGTTGTGCTTATCCGGTACGCTGGATGACACAGGTAACAAATATTATAAGGATTAGCAATGGCTATTCAGAATTTTGACCAACAAGCGGCACGGTTGGGTAAGATGGCCGGTGAAATTATGGCGCACGCCAAACACACCGAAGTCTTAACCCCTGCCATCCAAAACTTAGACATGCCTAAAAACAAGTCTGATACTTTAGTAGTACGTTCATGGGTGCCCTTCGGCGGTACAGTTTCGGCACCTAACTCATTCTTTGGTACTGGCTTAACAGGCGACACTTTCGCAGCATCTCATATCACGCAAGAGGGTATTACCCCTGCTGCCGATACGATTGTGCCGCGCGATGTCACGCTACAGTTGAATCAATACATGGCGCTATATGCGTTGACTGATAAAGACTTTGATCTTTATGAAGATGACGTAGCCGAAGCCATGAAAGAACAAACTGGCGAACGCATGGGCTTGGTGCGCGAAATGGCTATTTATGGTCAGATGAAATCAAGCACTAACAAGTTCTATGCAGGGTCTGGGGCAACCTCACGCTCAGGCGTTAATACGACTGTTGCTGAGCGTTACGTATCAAAAGTTGTCCGTTCTTTATTGGCTAATCATGGCCAAGTCATCACTAAGATTCTTTCACCTTCGACCGACTTCGGCACCACTTCAGTGGAAGCGGCTTATGTATGTTATGTACATACCGATGCTGAATATGACATTAGACGTTTACCGGGCTTTCGTGAAGTGGCGGCATACGGTCAACGTAAAGTCATCAGTGAATACGAATTAGGCACATGGCAACGCGTACGCTTTGTAGTATCACCTGAGTTGCAACCCGTTCTTGCCGGTGGTGCAGCTATCGGCACTACAGGCTTATCTTCTATCGGTGGGGTCAACATTGATATTTACCCTTTCATCTTCTTAAGCAAAGATGCTTTTGCTCAAGTGAGCTTGCGTGGCTCAGCAGCAATCGAGCCTATCTTTTTACCACCGGGTGCAAAAGACAAGAATGATCCAGGCGGTCAACGGGGCTATATCGGCGCTAAGTTTTGGCATACCTCAGGGGTGTTAAATCAAGGCTGGATTGCTGTATTAGAAGCTGGCGTAACAGCCCTTTAATCAATAGCGCCTCTGCTACTGTAGGGGCGCATTTTGGAGATTTAACATGGCAGCATTAGTATCAGCGACTAATCCACAGCAATCAGTGCAAAGTCGCATTAAAACCATGCGTGAGCCCCACGAGCAAAGAGCATTACAGCTTTTACTAGCAGCAATGCAAGTAGATTTAGCTAATGTCATGGCTCAACACAATGTAGTTTGCGCAAGACTGGATGCCCTATCAATAGCCGCAACCGCAGCGGGCGCAGTAGCCCCTGTCGGTACCGCTATTGCAACAGCGATCCCCGCTAACAACGTATCATCTTTAGGTGCAGATGTGGCAGCCGCTACATTACTCACCACTATTTGTACTCAACCTTAAGGAACAATCATGGCTTTAAAATCAGACATTTATGGGTTAAATATTAACCCAAGTTCGGGCGGCCTTACAGCGACAGCAGCTGCGACGACTATTACTATAGCAACAGCGTTAAGCGCTATCTTGAATGGCTTTTTTGTCGCATTAGCAACGGGCGCTAAGGCTTTAGCTTTAGTTAATAACAATGGTGTTGCGGTCACAAACTTCCCCTTCTTAACAGCACCCATATTGTTGTCAGGTATTTACACAGCAACCAATGGCTTAGTCACGTCTTATGGTCAGGGCGCTATTATGGTCAACTGCTTGGCATATATGCTGGGTGGTGTCGCTGTAGCCCCGAGGACATCAGGGGCAACGATTACCTTAGTGTCCGTTGTTGGACCTACGGTCAATTATGACTTTAACGGGTCTATTATTGGCACAGTGACTTCAGTCGGCGGTAATGCCTCACCCGGTGAATTAACCTTTCCTGATATCCCTGATTATTTGGTACCGGTTAATTACTTCACCGTAAAAAATCTACCTGCTACAGCGACAACAGCGTCTGCGACTCCACTATTTACCTTCGGTGCGACTAACTGGAACGCAACCAATATCACGACAGCATCGTATGATATTTCTACCTTACCTTTACGCCCTCTATTAACTGCGTAAACCTAACCATTGCGCGGCTATAGTGTTAGTCGCGCTTTTTAAGGATATTTATGGCTATCAATAAAAATACCAGCGACACCCGCGATCTTAAAGTAGGTCAAGAGCAATCACACGAAATCCCTATGACAGGTCATGTTGACCGTAGCGCATTTCAAGACGAATTTGAAACCGTAGACACGCCAGACTACGATGAAGTAGCCAAACGCACTGCCTTTTTTGAAGAACTGGTAGAAGTGAAGGTACTAGAAGACCAGCGCCCCAATGCAGAGCAATTTATTCAAACATCAGTGAACGGTATTAATCAATTCTTTGAGCGTGGCGTACCGGTGTTTGTTAAGCGCATGTTTTTAGAAGTCTTAGCAAGAGCAAGACCTTTTAACATTACGACGCAAGAGTATGTGGACTCAAACGGTAGTAAGGCGACTAAGATTGTTAAATCATTTGGTTTAGCTTATCCCTTTGCGGTGTTAGCTGACAACAATCCAGACGGAAGGCGTTGGTTAGAAGCCATTCTAAAGGAGGCTTAAGTGAAATTATCAGATCATGATAAAGAGCATCTAGAGATGGCTCTCAATGGCTATAATCTTAGCAATAGCCTGTCGCCAAATGGTAATACTAATGTATTTAACAAAAGTAACTATGCTGCTGTTGCATTTGTAGCGACAGGGGGTATGACTGCGACTACCCAATGCGTTGTTTCTTTAGATATAAACTTAAACATTTATAATTTTCCAGCCGGTATTAACATTGTTATGCCGACCTTAATTGCAGGGACTGATTACGCTATCTATGCCTGTACCGATAACACGATTAGAGCAGATGCTAATTACACTATACCAGTTGGATATATCAGAACTACAAGTCGAAAAATCGGCGGTTTCCACTATGCGCCTGGCGGCAACGCTACTGCCAACTCAGGCGGTAACACAACGCCGGCGATCAACCCCTATAGTTTTTGGGATTTAAAATTTAGACCTCGATGCGCCGATCCGCGTGGCATGGCTTTAATTGCTAATAGCTTTTGGTCTGACATTTATCTATTAAATACTGATACCGACGCCAACGGCACCAGTAAGTACGGAGTAACCATCGCCGATGGCGCTAGTCCACCTAAAAAACCCCTCGCTTTTGGGGGTGATGGTAGTGCCGCTTACGCCTCACTGAACTGGTGGGAAGCAAGTGAAGTGCTTACTGCCTTTGACAAGAGATTGGCTAGTTATCAAGAGTATGCAGCATTAGCTTTTGGTACGACAGAAGCAAGTTCTATTGGTGCTGATCAAAACACAACCCAATTAAACGCCAGCTATACCTCAAAATGGGGGATTATGCAGTCCACAGGGGTTATGGCCGTTTGGGGTAGAGATTTTGGGGGTGGCGCCGCTGGGGCATCTTGGGCGGCAAATACCAATGGTAGAGGCTCTACATATCAACTACCTAATGCTGCGGTCTTTGGGGGTGGCTGGAACGATGGTGCGAACGCTGGTTCGCGTTTCTCGAGTTGGGCCAACGCTCCCACGCTCTCGGGCAGCAGCCTCTCGGGTCGTGGCGTCTGTGACCACCTGTCACTTGACTAGCCCCGCGAAAGCGAGGGCTGCATTTATATGACACCTATAAAACAAGCTAGCGCCAACTATAGTCAAATGGCTATTATTGAAAAATATGAAAAAATTATTGCTTATCTTTATCCAATCGCTCAATCAATGCCTAAAAAACAAGGTGTTATTAGAGATCTGTTTTTAAAAGCTTTATTTTATCAAGTTGAGTTGTTTTATGTTGCTGGAAAAAGCAATCAAGTGAGCAAGATTTATGATGCAGATGCCGGCTTAGCGCATCTGCGTTTTTGGTTACGTTTCTTAGTAATGCCTAGTACACGCGGCTTAACACCCCATCAGCACCAAGTTGTTTTACTAATGCTTGCGGAGGTAGGGTCTATGCTAGGGTCATGGCTTACTAAGCGTAAAGGGCAAAATGGATAACATGCTGCGATCTTTGGGGGTAACTGGAACGATGGTGCGAACGCAGGTTCGCGTTACTCGAATTGGAACAACGCTCCCACGAACTCGAACAACAACATCTCGGGTCGTGGCGTCTGTGACGATATTATCAATTGTTTTGTGGTTAGCTATGGCGCCATATACAGGCCTATCATTGATATGGTCAGCCATTTTGTCCTGCTTCGGCGAATACATTTCAAGGTTCAGGATGCCTCTGGTAGCAACCGCGAACGAGGCTACTGGCATTGAAATCATACAATAATTTAATAGAGAAAATAGCTGCTAAAGATAACTTGCTGTTAGCTTATGAGCGTACAGCAGCTGCTAAAAGAATGACCTATAGCTACTTAGAGTTTAAAGAATTTAAAGACATTAATTTAGCTAAGCTAGCAGATGAACTATTGTCTGGAAATTATCAGCTTGGGGCTTATAAGCAATTTTATGTGTATGAACCTAAGATGCGACTTATTTCAGCTTTAGAATTTAAAGATCGCCTAGTTCAGCATGCCTTGATTGCCATTATAGGTGGCTTTTTTGAGGCTCAATTCCTGCCTAATACCTTTGCTTGCAGAGCGGGACTTGGCACGCATGCTGGCGTTAAATACATACAATCGGAACTTAGAAGGTCGCCACAGCCTACTTATTTTTTAAAAACCGATTTTAGAAAATTTTTCCCCAGTGTAGATCACTCTATTTTAATTAAGCTAATTGAAAAAAAAATTAAATGTAAATTAACGCTTAGTATTATTAATCAATTAGTAAAGAGAGGTGATGTAGGTATACCTATTGGCAGCTTAAGCAGTCAACTGTTTGCCAACATATATGGTGCTCAATTAGATCATTTCATACATCACAGCCTTAAGCACCGGCGCTGGGCAAAGTATATGGATGATGTCATTATTTTGGGCAATGATCCGCAAGCCCTAAGAAATGATTTTGATTTAATCGAAGCATTTTCAAAGCAACAGCTAAAAATGACGATAAGCAAATGGCAATGTGCTAGCGTTAATAGAGGTATTAATTTTTTAGGCTATCGAATATGGCCTACGCATAAGCTGATCAGGAAAGATTCTGTATTAAGAGCAAAAAGAAAAATTAAGCGCTTTGTAAAAAATGCCGATGATTGCGGTTTAAATAAATTTATATCGGCGTGGCATGGTCACGCTAATTGGGCAGACACTAACAATTTAATAACCTACTTGGATACTCATTATGTCGATTGCACAAATAATTAACACCAGAGCAGATCTTGATAATATTAAAGGCACTCCCGCTTATTTTGATTTTATTGCCAGCTTAAAAGGCTCTATGACCCGAAAGCAAGATACTCAGGTTTATCCAGAAAATTACCCTAGCCCTGATTACATAGGCCCAGTGCTTGATCCAATTTGGATTGATATTGATGACTTAACTACTATCGAACGCTTTGGCTTTAGTAAAACTGATCTTAAGCGCCTTTAATTAATGGTATGAATTTTTTAAATTTGGCGCAAATGGTACGGCAAGAAGCGGGGATAGCTGGCTCAGGCCCGACCACTACTATTGGTCAGTCTGGTGAGTTAGGCCGAGTAGTCAGTTATGTGGCACAAGCTTATCAAGAGATTCAAGATCGCAGAGCTGATTGGGAGTTCTTACGTAATAACTTTAGTTTTATGCTAACCATAGGTCAAGCCTATTACCCTATCAGCACTGTTACTAATTTAGCTGAATGGAAGCGAGATAGCTTTAGGCTCTATCTTGCCTCTGCTGGCTTAAGTGATGAACGCTGGATTAGATTTGTACCTTGGCAAGATTTTAGAGATTCACGGCTTAGAGGCTCAGCGCAATTACTAACAGGCAGACCGATTGAGTTTAGTATTGATCCCCAGAAGAGGGTAGTGACCTACCCTATACCTGACCAAGCTTATACGATAGATGGTGAATACTTTGCTTATCCAGCTGTGATGGCCTTAGATACCGATGTGCCTATTTTTGACAGATTTCACATGGCTATTGTTTATAACGCTTTGATGCGTTATGCCGCTTATATCGCTGATCCTACTACCTATGCCAGAGCGCAACATGATTACCGTATTCAAATCGGTAAGCTAGAACGTACTTGGCAGCCAGAAATGACTTTAGGCGAGCCACTGGCATGAGGCTAAACCTACCTAAAGCAGCTCAAAAATCTGACTTTGTTCCCTTCACTGGCGGCTTGGATGTGGTATCTCCGCCGATAATGGTGCCAGCAGGCTGTGTTGAGCGGTCATTTAATTTCTATGAGGATATTAACGCTGGCTATATGGCAGTCAAAGGTTACGAGCGTTTTAGTGGATTGCCGTCACCCTCTGCGCAAGGCTATTTAATATTACCCTACACACTATTAGGATCAATCGTTGTTGGCGTGACCATTACAGGCGTAACGTCTGGCGCCACAGGTAAAGTTATTGCGATCACCGACACCTATTTAGTCTTGACTCGGCAAACAGGCGCATTCGTTAATGAGAATACAACGGCGTATGGAGCGCAGCTTACCACGGTCGGGATGTCGAGTGCGCTAGCTGGAAAGCTAGGCGCACAGTATCAATATCTAGTGTCACAAGAGTATCGCTCTAGTATTACGGTTGTACCAGGTAGTGGCTCAATCTTAGGTGTGTGGTATTACAAGGGCAAAGTCTATGCCTTTAGAAATAATGCAGGCGCTACAGCAGTGGTCATGTATGTATCATCATCGAGTGGCTGGCAAGTTGTAAATACAGGCTATGAAGTCTATTTTTCAGCAGCGAGTGGTGCGCAACCTAACGAGGGCGCAACCATTACTCAAGGGGCAGTCTCAGCTGTAATCGGTCGCTTGATTATTGAATCAGGAACCTTTGCAGCGGGTACAGCCATAGGTCGCTTTATCGTATCATCAGTGACAGGAGGTACCTTTGCAACAGGTGCCTTTACAGCAGGTGTGATCGGTACTTGCGTCATCCAGAATACCATCACCTTGCCGACTATTAATGGCCGCTTTGAATTTATGACCACTAACTTTTATGGTCAAATAGCGAGTAGTCGCATGTATGGTTGTGATGGCGCTAATCGAGCCTTTGAGTTTGACGGCACCACCTTTGCCCCTTTAAATACTGGCATGGGGCCAACGCCTATTAATGCAGGAGGGGGTAATTGTTCATTTGCAACTAATGTCATGACCATCGCCACTGTCCCCGCCTTGGGCTCCTTTACCGTAGGTAGCACTATTTATGCAGCAGGCGTAACTGCTGGAACAACCATTACGGCTATTACCTCAGGGACAGGCGGAGCTGGCTCAACATACACCCTAAGCACAACACCGGGCACACTGGCAGCACGCAATACCAATGCAGCCTATGTCTTTACGACAACTGATAGTCCTAGTCATATTTCTCAAAACCAGAATCAACTGTTTCTATCCTACGGAAGCTCTATTATGAACAGCGCCCTAGGAAACCCGCTCAACTGGCAACCCTTGCTAGGGGCGGGTGAAATTGCTTGCGGTGATCGAGTCACAGGCTTTAGACCACAGCCAGGTAACACGTCTACGGCAGCACTGGCTATATTATGCAGGAACATCACTTATATTTTATATGGCACGGGTACTGGTGGAACTAGCCCTTGGCAACTCTCACTATACAACGACCAAGGTGGGGGTATTGATTGGAGTATACAAAAGATCAATGGCGCTACTTATGTTATGGACGATAGAGGCATCACCTCTCTAACAACAGCTATGACCTACGGTAACTTTATTGAGTCAACCATTAGCAGGCCCATACAAACACTTATAGCCTCACTTAGATATAAACTCACCGACTCTCATATTGCAAGAGATGCCCAGCAATATCGCTTGTTTTTCTCAGATGGCAGAGCTATCTATTTTACGCTGCAATTAAATACCAATGCCGGCACCTCACAAACGATTAGCTCACCCATGCTAATGCAGTTTCCTGATGTCGTTAGGTGTTCATGTTCGGTAGAGCAATATGGCGGAGGCCAAGAGTTAATCTATTTTGGTTCAGATAGCGGCTATATATTCCAGATGGAAATAGGCACCAGTTTTGATGGTGTCGCTATTAACGCCTTTTTAGAGCTGGTCTTTAATAGCTCCAAAGCCTATAGAACCATTAAACACTATCGACATACTACCTTTGAAGCCGTGGGCTATGGTTATGCTGAGTTTAATGCCTCTTATTACTTAGGCTATAACAATGCTGGCGACTTTGCTCAAGCTGATAACACCCTCTTTGCGCAGGATATTAGTCAGACGCAATTCTGGGACGAATTAACATGGGATAACTTTGTTTGGGACGGGGTATCGGTATCATCCTTATCAATGGCAACACCCGGCAATGGCGACAATATTGCCTTAGTCATCACCTCAAATAGTAATTACTTTGCACCTATTAAATTTTCAGGTGCACTTATTGAATATACACCGACGAGAAATCTACGATGACCAATAGCTATTATAATCCGACAGGATCACCCTTAGACCACAGTGCAGGTGTCGCCCTATCGATGCGAAATGAATTTTCACTTATTCAAGCGGGTTTTCAGTATTTAAGCATGGTCGTAGATGGCTTTACCGGAGCGGCATTAGTCACAGGCACGGGTACTGGAACCGCAACAGCCCATGTATTAACACCTAGCACAGCGATCACGGCTTACACGCCATTTATGACCTTGATGTACTTGCCCGCGATCACCAATACCGGTGCTTGTACAGTTAATGTATCAGGCTTGGGCGCTAAGTCTATTTTGCATATCAATCAATCAACCTTGACCGCTGGCGATATTATCGCGGGTCAAGTTATTGAGTTGATCTACGATGGCACGAATTTTATTAACGCCTGCGGCTTTTTAATGCGTACAGGTAATCAGGCACTGAATGGTGGCTTATCAATTACTGGAGCACTGGCTGTTTTTGGCACTACTGCCTTGCCCGCAGCGACAACTATCGGCACGACAACAGCAGCAGAGCTAAGCTATGTGCATGGTGTGACTAGCGCTATTCAAGCACAGATTAATGCTGAAATAGCCACGCGAACGGCTAATGATAACGCTGAAATAGCCACGCGAACGGATAATGATAACGCTGAAATAGCACTAAGGATCGCCGCTGATTTATTGCTTGCGCCACTGGTAGGGGCTGCCTTTTCTGGGGCAATTACTGTGCAAGCACCCTCTTTAGCCGCTAACCCAGCGACTAAAGCCTATGTTGATGCCTCTATTAGTTCCTCCGGTGTTGCCCCTGCGTGGGTATCGGGGCAGACTTATACGCTAGGGGCTGCCGTTTTCAGCCCTATCAATTTTCAGACTTACAGACACTCAACAACAACTAGCAGCTTAACAATCGACCCCAGCTTAGACAGTCTGAACTGGACTATCGTAGGATCATCAGTAAGTGCTGGATCATCAATTTATCTTTCAACTAATCTTGGAGCAATGTAATGCCAGCGAACACATCACCTATATTTCCATTAACGCCTAATACGGGTGTAATGAATATTTTATTATCGACAGCGCTAACAAATACTAAGGCTTTTGATGGCACAGAGTTGGCAGGAACATCAATGGCACAATGCTATACCGCAGGCATTAATGGTTCACGTATTGATAGCTTCACAGTGCAGTTTACGAGTACCAACGGTGCTACGGCATCCGGCACGACAGCAGCGACTATCGTTAGATTTTGGATCAATAACGGCAGTTCCCCTACCAACGCACCTAATAATCAGTTATTAGGTGAGCTGGCTATACCCGCAGCAACAGTTACGGCTTTAGCGACATCAATTAACCCTATTTATACGCTTCAAGTTAATAAAGCCATCCCAGCAGGGTATAAAGTCTTTGCGGGCACTACAGTCGCAGTAGGTGGCACAGCATGTGCTTTGCTAGTTTCAGCTAACGGCGGAGATTACTAAGATGGGCAACATATTTCAACCAACGAATGACGCACCAAGTAACAAAGGCACATACGGCTTTCCATTACCACCTAACGCGGCTACGCGGGTAGCACCTGCTCAATGGGCAAATTCAAAATTAATTCTAGCAACTACAGCAACTGAAGTTGTGCCACAAAACGTTTATCAAATACTGGTATCCGTTTATGGTGGCGGTGGAAATGGTGGCGCTGGTGCTGGTGGTGGCGGTGGCGGCTATGCTCAGGGCATTATTGATGTGGTTCCGGGGCAATTACTACCCACGATTACTATCGGCAGCATAGCAGGAACCTCGTCATTCGGAGCATTATTAACCGCTACAGGTGGAACTTCAGCCGTAACTACAACGCCAGGAACTGGCGGTACGGGCGCTGCACTTAATACCTTACGCGCAGCAATGATGGCGACAGGTGGCAGTGGTGGAGCTAGTATAGTAGGGGGTAATTCAGGTGGTGGAGCAGTTGGCTCTATCTGTGGTAATGGTGGTAATGGCGGGGCTGTTTCGGCGAATATAGGATCAGGCGGCGGTGGTCTAGGTGGCGGCAACGGTGGTGCTGCAACGCTGACGAATTATGGGCCTTCAGGCGGCGGCGGCTGTCGATTCTCTGGGGGCGCTGGTAATACATCAGGAGCTAGTATATCAGGGTCAGGCGGCGGCGGTACAGCACAAGCTGGACAAGCTGGCAACAATTCCACCAGCAGCGTAAACGGCGGCAATGGAATTGCCGGCCTAGGAGGGCTAGGTGCAGCAGCAGCTGGAGGTTCTGGTACTAATGGAACGAGTACATTAGATATATTTATAAAGTTGATTAATAAATCATTAGATGGCGGTGGTGGCGGTGGCGGTAGTAGTGGTAATGCTGGTGGAGCTGGCGGTTTAGGCGGCGGTGGTGGCGGTGGCGGTAGTA